GAGACAGTGATTGTCCACGTCTCGGTGGTGGACTCGCCGGTGGCGAGGTTCGTGATCGTGCAGGACGGGGTGTAGGTGCCTGCCGACTCGTAGTAGTGGGCCGAGTTGAACCCGCCGTCGTGCGTGTTGTAGGCTGCTCCGTCGTCGTCCCAATCCCACTCGATGCCGCACTTCCGCCAGTCGTCTCCGACCGATCCCCAATCGTGGGACGCCCAGTCAACGTCGATGCGGAGCCACACCCCCTGAAGGGTCTGGACCGACGTGCTACCGCTGGTGCCGCCGTCTTCGTCGCAGAGTCGGAACGTGGGTGCGGCCATCAGCCCGCCCCCTGTGAACGCAACAGGCGTCCGGTGTAATTAGACAAGTAGCTCATACTGCTACCTCCATGTTTGTTGTGTTCATTAGTTGTCCTAGCAGTTACGTCCTCCAGCCCAGCCGTGGTGAATAGATTAATTGATCACCCCCCTTCTACAGCTTGGTTAAGAAGATTCGGTACCGCTGTTTGAGCGGCCTGGTTCACAAGCTGTTGGGCTTGGGCCTGCTCTTGTTCGGCTTGGAGTGTCTTAGCATCCTTGACGAACTTATTGGGGTCATGTCCTAAGGCTGTGATTGTTGCCATAGCGTATTCTCTCCAATTAAACATAGCGGTGGCTTCCGGCGGTAAGTTTCTTACCATGTCACCTAGCTGTAGAAGTTTGGTTAGCTCAGCATCTCTATTCAGTGCGGCCAGACCAGTAAGTACCTCGATCTCCACCGTGGGATCCTCACCGAATAACTCTTCGGCAAGCTCCGGGTCAATCTCCTCCTTCTTAAGCATAACAGCCAGGGTCCGCTCGATGGCGAACGTAAGGAGAACCTTGGAAATCTTGGAGAATGCACCACCGGCCACCGAGTCAAGCTCGGATCCGATCATGCGAACCGCCGCAGCGGTCACACGATCACCCGTGGGTAGTGAAGTAGATCCCATGAGGAATCCTTGGCCCACTTCGCGGCGCATTTCTTGCACACCATTGAAGGCGGTGTTAACCTGAGGCGAAAGCTCTCGGCCCGGGGACACGGGGAACAGGTCATCAGGCATCAGCCCGACGATATCGCCCACGTTACGTCCACGGATGTCATCAATGTCAGAGATTGACGACGGCTTTAGACCAAGCAGGAACCAGATCGAAGCAGCAATGCCCTGCTGCAGCATCATGGTGAATTCCTCAAGGGCATCAATGTCCCCAATCAGATCCTCACAATGCGACCGGCTCCAATGCTCACCGGATACGTGCTTCCAAGGGACCACGGTAACGGGGGCAACCTCAAAGATTCCATCCTCGTGAAGGACACCCTTGGCACACATCTTGGTGTATTCCCACTTCTTCTCTTCATTTAGGAAGACCCGACAGTAATACGTAAGGAATCCCTGCTTGTGGTAAGCATCACCCGAAGAAGATACATAGCCGGACTTAACCGGATCCTCGGGGTCGGGCTCGTACTGTAGGTACAGAACCTCGATCATGTTACCCTCTTGGTCTCTTACCACAACAAACTCATCAAGGCGGGATGTGAAGAAGTTGAACTCATCCGTCTCGTGTACAAGGACATCGCCAAGGACAATGGCTTGTTCGAGAATCTCGAATGCCACTTCCCTCAGGTTGGTCATGTTCAGTTTGTTGTATACCTGGCGTTCCAGGTTATCCAATAGAATCCGGATCTCTGTGGGTACGTCAGCCCCGTCCTTAAGACCAAACCGAAAGTACGGCTGGTCGTTGGTCGGGATCAGTACACCCAGGATCTTGGATGCAAGGGAAGATACGGCCCTTGCGGTTGTCGAACTATAGGGCTTGGGCAGGCTTTGGTCGCTTGCCCAACCTTCGGGAGGCAGAAGTCGGGGAATGGTAATCGCCGCAATCTTTCTGGCCTTATCAAGGTGGCCTGATCTTTGTGCATCAAGCTGCTTGAATCGTTCCATGTTGTCTGAAATCATGGGCTATCACCTTGTGTTGCTGGTTCTGTTTCCAGAAATGCCCTTCATCAGTGAACCAAAGAAGTCAATCGTCAGTCCATCGTTGGCACGCTGGGATTGCTGGGCCTCAAGCTCGCGGATTACTTGCTCTTCGGCCTTGTCAAGTTCGTCTTCCAGCCTAATTTCTTCTTGCTTCTGTTCCTGTAGGCGGATTTCTTCTTGCGAGATACGGTCTTGCTCTCTTTGTTCGGCGGCGATTCTTCGCTCCTCTTCAAGTCGGGCTTGCTCGTCTCGGTTTCGTTGCAGTGTCTGTTCATACTCAGCCTGCGACATGCCTCCTGAGATTACAGTACGTCCTAGTCCCATTGCTTACTCCGGTCTTTGCTGAAAGGTGGGGGCGGTACGGTTTGTCTTGGGCGCAGCCACCACCACGTTACTCCGAGTATCCTTTAGGGATCCCTCGGCGGATAGATCGTCTCTGGCCTGTAGTTGCTCAGAGGTTAGACCAAGCTTCTTGAGAGTAGTACCTAAGGATTCGGCCTGGGACTGGAATGTGTCCCTGGCCTCCATGATTTGTCTGTTCTTTTCTATTCGTTGCTGCTCTCGTTGCTGTGCCATCTCAAACCTACGTTGAAGCTCGTCTCTCTCAAGCTCATCCATAGCCTGATTGAGTTGCTCATAGGTCTGTTGACGCACACCCGCCTCGGGGTTAAGGAACTCCCCAAGGTCATCATCCCTGATACCAGCCAAAGAAACGTCGGTGTCTCCGTAGATCTGCAGAAGGCGGGCCATTGTCTCCGGGTCACGGTCACCAAACCGATTGGCCAGTCGGCCATACTCGGTTCCATAGACCACTGATCCCGGCAGGTCACGGTCCTGCATATCTCGGAACTCTTCGTACTGTTGCTGGACAGTCTGCAACAGGGCCGGGTCAACCTCATCCATAGCCTGTGGTTCCACCGAGAACCGGTTGTTGGTCCTTTGGTTAAGGTCAAGGTCATTCAATGTGACCTCGTTACCAAACAGATCCAACACCTTTGTTTCCTCGGTGTCCTCTTGCAGTCCAAGGCTGGTCAGATTACTGAGGGCCTTACGCATTCGGGCAGTCTCGGCCCGTGTAGCAATGTTACCACGGTTCACCTGACCACCACGGATACCACCAAGCAGGTCCTGCTCGGCGGCCTGCACTTCGGACAGGCTTTGATTGCCAAGGTCGATGTTGGTTTGCAGGTCTTGGATGAACGAATTACGTCTATCCGTGTCTGCTCCAAAGAATTCATCGAACTGGCTGGTCAACGAAGTGGTTGCACTCTCTAGATTTTGGGAGAACTCTGCAGCATACCGATCATACGCCCTGTTTTGAAGCGGGGCAATGGATGCCCGGGCTTCATTCAGGCGTCGGTTATACATGTACTGACGATATGGAATCATCAGGTGTCTCCAGCAAGTGTCTCAAGGTAGTTAATAACCTCGTTCATGCCTGCTACTACGGCAGCTTGGCGGGCAATGGCCTCGCTGGTCTGGCTGGGATCGTAGTCAATCGTCCCCGGAAACACTTTCTTCAGAAGTTTTGGCAGACTTGGGTCTACCCGGACCCCTTCTAGCAGGGGCCTTGTCTCCGGAATCACAGGTACCTTGACTGCAACACTGCTCCAGTCTCTTCGTGAGGTCATCTACTTGCTCCATTAGGTGAATAAACAGATTCCGTACCTCTACATTGGACAGAACTACGTTGTTCTCAAGGCGGAACTTAAGGTTATTAGTATCAAATCGCATTGTCATCGCTCTCAATATCGACAATCTCACAGGATCCGCCGGTACACGCCATGGTGTGGGAGGACTTTGTGGTGTCGTGTGTTTCATATTGCTGTAACATGGACCAATCTACGTCAATGTCGGCCATGGCCTCGTACTCTTCCTGTGTAATGGCCTCGAACGGGGCCTGGGCATACACATGGTCCGCCCTGGGCAGGAAGGATACGCCACAGATGGAGTCAAAGTGCTTGTATACCTCGGCTCCAAGCTCCAAGAAGGTGTCATCGTCATAGTTGATGGTCACCGAGGGGTTGTGGTGTGTCCAATTCTGCTTGTAGATCCTCCACAGGGTGAAGTGATCCAGCGGGGACAGCGGAAGTACCGCACTGGGGGCCTTGGACTTGAAGGAGAACACCGCAGTTGAGTCGGGGTTCATCACACAGTCCTCACAGGGCAGTCCCTGGTCCTTCAGGAAGGCATACATGGGGTCCTTCTTGTCGATCCGGGCACGCCGGACATAGAACGGGGCGAATCGTGGGTGGATACCGCTGCTTGAATCAACAAGGCATGACACGGTACCGCTGGGCTTGTTTGTCGTGATGGCCTTGGACGGCTCTACGCCAAACTCTGGGGCCATCTTCTGGTTTGTATCAACGGCAACACGCCGCAGACGCTGCAGCATACCCTGCAACTCTCCGGATCTAAAGTCGCGGGTCATATGGTTGTCAAAGATTCCCGTCATGGACACACCAAGCAGTCTTTCTTCCTGTGCATTCATGGACCACTCGGGCCGCAGGAACGGGAAGTACGTCAGGCTGCTCTGGATTGTCCCAAGGACGGTGGCCATCTCTACCTTTCGGGCCAGATCGTCTTCAGTGTCGGTGTCCCGCACCACAACTTCACTCGTTTATGTTCAACACGGGTCGTTACTCCGTGCCGGTCTGATTTAGAATCCATTCGGCAAATTTAACAAGCTCATCCCACGGGGCGTCATGCTTCATAGCATTTGCCCTCTGTGAAATAACCCAAACATTATCTTTAGTGTATCCTCGACTGTTGTCTATCCGATCAAGGGATGGACTGTCTGCGTACGCACCGGACTTTCCGGCGTGTGTCACTAAAGGTATGCCAAGTATCGGACAGGTAGCCGGGATTACGATGTCAGTCTTCTTTAGACTAAACTCTAACCCTCGCTGCCTCGCCCTTGATTTGGCTCTACGGTACATCTTGACTTCTGGTGTCTGCTCTTTAACGCGGCGTACGTTACAGGTCTTACACCAAGTCATTGTGTTGTGGCTTGTTTTTTCAAAAACTTTTCGGCAGTGTGTGCACTGTCTGTGCGACTCACTTTCCCAAAAGCCTTGTCGATTTACTCTACCCTCTTCGGGTAGATATCTTTGATTCATTGGCAGGTCCTTTCCTGCCGATCAGACTCCTCATGCTTTCACATGAGACCAGACTATATCATCAACGCTAGGCGTTGCTGGGCGCTTCGAGCCACTTGGCTCTACTCCCTTACGGGATAGTCGTTGAACCTTCCTACCGCCGTGTGTGGCGGAGGCTTGGCTGCTGATTGCCCTCGTCTTTACGTTAGGGGTTTCCAGCAGTTCACCCAGTTTTACAACCTCTATAGATTAAAGGTTACACAGTCCATACGGTCTAAGTAGGATCTCACCGCAGGGGTTAGTTCCGAAGTCATAGGATAAGTCTCGTCCAAGATTATCCATGTCCGAGACGCACCCTCGGTTGAAGATCCCTCGTTCTCCGGAGTGTGATTCGTAGAGGTTGATCCATTCATTCATGAAGTCCATAAGCTCGGGCTTGCCATCATAGACAGCCGAGTTGTTTGCAAGGGCACGGTGACCATCTTGGTCCCACCATGCACCAGACTTGCACTTGGCCATGCCGGTGTTCCCAAGGTCACTAAGGGAAATCATGGCGGATCGTCGGACACCACCCACAATTACCGACCGTGCAATAACACAGCAGATATCGTGGCACTCAAGGGGCGTAAGCTTACGACCTTGGGCCTTGGTGATGGTATTGACAATGAACTTGAATACTTCCTTCAGGGGACCAGGCCCGGAGGCACGGCCACCAAAGGTTTCAAGCCGGGCACCAGCAGGCCGGACCTCAGTGACATCCCATGTGGGATGAATGCCACTGTACAGGGAACGCAGCAACTGGTACGTGGCATCCGCCCAGCCCTCCTTGGAGTCCTTGACACGAATGATCATGTCGGTCTTGCGACGGATCTCCTTGGGTACGGCGGGAAGCTGCGAGGTATACTGTTGCTCTACGGAATACCCGACACCCGTACCGTTCATCAGGATGAACATGACTTCGGCAAAGGATCTCAGGTCGGTGATCGGCAGGTAGCTGCAGTTGTAGGCACAGGTGTTGTCACGGTCAACCGGAGCACCCGCTGTCATCAGCAGACGCATCGACGGCATGACCTCAAGGTTAAACACGGCATCCCGGATATCCATACGGTCACGCATGGTGGGAAACCTGCCGCATACCCAGTCCCAATAGCGATCCACTGTCTCTTCCCAAGTCTCCCGGCGATTCTTCTCGGGGATCCATCGAGCATAGCGGGACATGGCGATAAACTGTTGGAAGTTATTCATCGTCCTGTGCTCCCAAAGCCACCTTCTCCACGCTCGGTTACCGTTAGCTCTTCGACTGGCACGGGGTCCGCCAGCAGGAAAGGCAACACGACAAGCTGGGCAATGCGATCGCCCTTCAAGTAAGCCTGGGACCATGCAGCGTTATTAATCAGGGTGACCCCAAGCGGTCCACGATAGTCAGCATCAATAATGCCAATCGAGTTGGCCAGAGTCACACCGTGCTTACCCATTGAAGACCGTGTGGTTAGCAGACCAACATGGCCAGCCGGGATCTCAACACGGACCCCAAGATCCACGTATGTGGGGATCCCGGGATCAAGGGTGATGTCACTGGGGGTGTACAAGTCCAGACCAGCAGAATGCTCGGTGCCACGGGTGGGCATGGTTCCGAAAGACGACACGTTAAATTTAATATCCAAAGTGGGTATCCTTTGTTTATCCTTGGATCTAAGATCCTTGATTATTATTCTTTAATTTAATTTACCATGGGGCCAAGGGGCCTTAGAGTAAACATAGGGTACCCTTATAGGGGGTACTTTAACTCGTTATCACGTAAAATGTACACACCACGGAAGGTAGCCAGTGCATCCTCGGGTGTGTAACCCTTTGATTCATAGGTAGCTAGGACAGCATAGGGCCAATTCACGGGGTGTCCGGATTGGGTCAGGATATCCCAGGCCTTCTTGGGACCCAGTCCCTTGATTCCGGGGATGTTGTCCGTTCTGTCACCCATGATCCACTGCAGGCACAGGTTGCCCAAGGCACGGACCTCAGAGACCAGCCAAGGGCCACGGAATCCATCCTTGTCCGGATTCCAGATCCACCCCGGGACCGACAGGAGATCCTTGTCGATGGTCACGGTGACCGCCTTGTGCTGGCTCAGGCCCATGATATCATCAGCCTCCAGCCTAGGTGCATCAATCGAAGGATACGTGGCCTTTAGGTAACCAATGATATCCTTTAGATACGTGGGTGTAGCCAAGGAGGTACGGTGTTCCTTGTAGTCCGGCAGGTAATCCTTGCGGAAGTTATCCCTTCGGCTACATGAAAATGCAATCTCGAATTTGTCGATGCCTTGGGGGATCCAGTCAGCTACTTGGACCTCGGCTGCCTGCTCAAAGTCTTCGTTGTCAATACCCACGGGCTCAAACCTGTGGGCCAGCCTATAGGCAATGATGTCACCATCAAGAATCGCATGGTTCGGGTAGGTCATCCAGGTTCTCCACAATCTGATCTGCAATTACACTACGGAAGGAGTCATCATTCGAGTCCCACCCGGACACCATCAGTGCAAAGCAGGCATGCTTGGTGAACCACTCAAAGGAACCAAGGGAATCATCATTCGAGATATGGAAGTCGAATTGTCCAAGGGCCAAGGGATCCGTGGTATTATTCACCACGTTGGCCATGGCCTCAGAGTCATGTTGTCTCCAAGGGGCGTCGTGTTCAATAAGCTCTCGGGTTCCAGAGTGGATGAACCACACCACACCGCCAAGCTCTTGGACCGCAGCTAGTTCATTCAGGTACCGGCAGTCATCCACGATGATTACACGCTCTGACTCGGAATCTTCGGCACGCAGGGCCTCGATCTTTGACCGCCACAGGTTAACCCAGTGGTCCTGGTTTTCCTCACGCTTGGCATGTCCGACTTCTTGGCAATACTTGCGGTATCCCTCGGGGTCGGTGTCCTTGCCAAAGCCCTTGGCCTCGGCCTCCTCCTTAAGAGGGCCAGCAAACGGAAGCATGATGGGCTTGTAGCCCGCCTCGAATGCTTCCTTGGCCATCACCTTGGCCAGCGTAGTCTTGCCCACCCGGGCCGGTCCTGCCAGTACGAATAATCTCATGTAATTCCTCATATAGTTTGTGTGGGATAACCCGCTCAGTCACAGGGTAACCCATAAGATGTAGTACGTCATGTGTGAATGACACACAAGATGTTGGGATGGGCAGCCTTAGGTGCTTGCCAATCAACCACCAGAATACAAAGTACATCGTACTGCTTACGGCGGGCCTTGTCATGTCATACATCTTGGAGAATGGGGGATTGGGGTGAGTGAAGGTCAGCGACCTAGTACTAGGGGGTACTCTAGACTGGAGGGCTTGGGCCTTCACGACCCGTCCTTTGCGGCCTTGCATAACCAGGTAACTGACATCATCAACCGTGACTTGGATGTGTACTTCATTGACACCACCAAGCCATTTAATCAGTTTGTTTTTCCAACCCAGTCCCGGTATTAGGTCATACAGACCTATTGTTACTGTGTGCATTAGTGAGTCTCCGCCCAGCAGGTGCCAGTATCAGCCGAGGCATCCAAGGGCACGCGAATGTTAAGCCGACGCCCGGCCTCAGCACAGGCCTCAATGACCGCAGCAGACACAGCAGCCACGTTCTTCTCCGGTACAGAGTACTGAAGCTCGTCGTGTACCCAAGCCAGCAGCTTGGCATCAAGGGGCTTGACATCCTTCTGAGCCAGCAGGATCCACAGCTTGGCCGTCTCAGCCGCCGTGCCCTGGCACTTGTAGTTGATAAGCAGACGCTCGTCAGTCACAGGGATACGCCTGCCGCTGGGAAGCTTAAGGCCACCGGTCTTCTTGGCTTCGTACTCTAGGGCTTTCTGTAGGTCATTGTACCCAGTCCACGAGGACTTGAAGGTATCCATGATACGCTTGGCCTTGGATACCGTACAGTCCAGGATAGCTGCCACCTTAGGTGGAAAGGCACCGTACATAATAGCATACACCATAGTCTTTGCTTTGGCATAAGCAGCAGCCATGGCAGGGTTGTGCGGATCGTAAGGCTCGTCCTTGGGCCACAGGCCAGCACGCCGGGCATTCAGCCAGTGGATCTTGACACCACTGTTAAGAATGTTCCAGTACTCGCCGTTGTCATAGGGGTACAATTCGTGGCTAAGGATGCGGGCCTCGACACCGGTCTGGTCAATACCGACCATGACCTCGCCGGGGAATGGCAGCAATAGACCACGAAGCCGTGGGTCACCATCTACGTTACCAATGTTGGGCTGGGAATGGGAAGCCCGGCCCGTGTTGGTACCTTGGGGATTGATCGTGGGATGTAGCCTGCCGTCACGGGTCAGGGGAATCCGGGTGTTCCAATTCCGCAGGAATTGGGCAACTTTGTCATGTCGGCGGTACTGAATCAATAGTTTGGCACCTTCGAACCCAAGGTGTTCAAGGATGTCCGTGGTCATCTTGGGCTTGCCAGTCTTCTTGGAGAACTGCTTGGGCTCCCAACCGTAGACCTCTTGGAATCTGACGGCGGGCTCGTCACTGGAGGCAGGGTCAAAGGGAACCATAGTCACCTTCGGGGGACCGGCAGTGTACCGACACAGACGGGGAGGATACCCATTGTCCTTACGCCATTCCTCGCACAGCTTCTTGGTAGGAAAGTAGGCATGGTCGGTGTCTGTCAGGTTCTCGTAGTCAATGCGATACCACTCGGGCTTCTTGCCCTCGACCTTGGTAGGCGGGAAGATCTCCTCCAGCTTCTGCCGGACCTGGAAGATCTCGACATCAAGCTGCTCCTCCAAGGCCCTACCTTGTTCATAGTTATAGGGGAAGCCACGCTCCTTAAGGTCAGCCATCTCACGGGATACACCCATGTCCATGGCCACGGCGGGCTCGGGCAGTGCCTCGGTATAGCCATTGGCCATCTGGTACTGGTAGATCTTGACAGTAACCACAACGTCCTGCTCACAGTACTCTAGCATTTCCTGGGAGAAGACTTCCCATCCACCAGTATAGTCACCCTTGTACTCGCCAAGTCGCTTGCCCCACACCTCAAGTGAGTTGAAGTACTTGGTAGCAAACTTGCGGCCAGGATGCTTAAGCGGATCAGGGTACATCAATCTGGACATGATCAGCGTGTCAAAGCACTTGGTGTTGACCTTGCCCAGTAGACGGGATACCACAGGTACATCGTAGTTGATGCCATTGTGGGCCACAAGAAGATCAGCCTCGTTCAGCTTGGAGGGAAGCTCGTGAATGTTATCAGGCGTGTACCTCCACCAGTTGTCAGTACCAAGCTCGTGGACCACGGCACAGTGTACAACCGTGGCCTCTTGCATAACAGACTTGGTCTGGCTGTTGATGGTAACTTCGTCAAGGCCATTCGCCTCGATATCAAACACGTAAATCTTCATACAAAGCTCTCCACATAGGCTCGGATCTGTTCAAAGTCTTGGGGCACACAGTCGTGTTGCTCTACACACACGTTGTAATACCTACGGTCTGGTACTTTCTTGCCCCACCATAGCCTCTTCATCACGGTCTTTTCGTGGATGTGACCATGGATGTTGGCCCGGCACCAGTGGGATATACTCATGGGATGCACAGGGTAGTGCGTCAGGATGTACCGGTCCAGCTTGTGCATGCCACGGACATCCTTGAAGTACGGTGTGTAATCCTTCAGTTTGAACTTGTCGTGGTTCCCACGGATTAAGACCTTTCTACCATTCAGTCTACCCAGCAGGGCGATGGACTTCTTGGGCATGGCGATGTCCCCAAGGTGGTATACCTTGTCGTTGGGTCCAACCACAGAGTTCCACTTCTCGATCATGTACTCGTCACCTTGGTAAGCATTGTCAGCCCATGCACGCATCCGGGATCCATAGCGGTCCACGAACTTGTACATGTTGTGTTGCCCAAAGTGGGTATCACTGATGATAAAGGTCTTCATTTATTTCCGATCAAACAGGGCTAAAGTCGGGATCATAGCTAACCTTGCCGTCCGCACCTTGGGCAATGCCCATCTCCTGCAGGGTGTGGGTACCAGCATCCCAGTACAGGGCAGCAGGACACAGGCCAGCACGACCAGTCAGACGGTCCTTAAGCAGGCGTACCTTGGTGGTGTTGGCAATCACAGGATCAGGATCCTGGCGGTTACGCTCAAGGGCAATGACCGAGTTGGGCACACTGCTAAGAGAACCGGATCCCCGCAGGTCTTGTAGGGTGATACGGGCACCCTCTTCATAGGCCTTGTCGGTCTTACGAAGCTGAGACACGATGTGTACAAGGCAGCCAGTGCGGGCCACCAGACCACGCAGGTTCTTCATGGTGTCGTCAATGATGAGTCGCTCGTTGTCACCAAGCCCGGTGTTGGAGTTCATCATACCAGTAGCAGCAGCGGTGATATGGTCAAGGAGAATTACATCACACTCCAGCGAAGTAGCAAGGTACTCCATGCGGGACATCAGGTTGGTCATGGCGTTATTGCCAAGGTGGTCATAGATGAACAGGCCCATGCTATTGAGATCAGCACGGGCGTCATTGTATTCCTCTTCACTGAGGTTGTCCTCGAATCCCTTAAGGGGCGGCTTGCCCATGGATTCTCTAAGGGAGTTCATCATACGTTGGGCACGGATCTGACGCACCGGCTTCTTCAGCATCACACTGATGAGGTCATCAAGGGTCTCTTGGGGAGATTCCTCAAGCATGATCATACCAACCTTGCGACCAGCCTGCAGGTGGTCCATGGCCACGGCACGCAGAATAGTAGACTTACCGCTGCCGGTACCGGAAGTCCACAGGACAATCTCACCGGATCGCTGGCCAATCAGGAACTCGGACAGGGAATCGAAGGGATACGGATACACCTTGGTGTTGGTGAAGTTGGACTCGGCATCCACTACGTCCGAGACGTGCAGGATCTCGTCAGGGCTGGCAAGCTTGGCCTCATAGATGGCGTTCTTAAGCTGTACCCCACGGCCCTCTTGTAGCATCTTGTTAGGATCATACCCCTCGGGCAGGGAGACAACACGGACCTTGCCCGGCGGTAGGATTGATAGGGCTTTCTCTTGTGCAGCCAGGCCCGGCTCGTCGTTGTCGAAGCATAGGACAATCTCGTCATAGGAGATAATAAACTCGATGTTGTTCTTGATATCCTTGGCAACACCCGACGATCCATTGGTCAGGGAAACCACGGGCCACGTACCACCAAGGGTCTGGCACACAGACAAGGCGTCGATCTCACCCTCGGTGATAACGAGACGCTTGCCACCGGCAGACTTCCAAAGCTTCTGCCCGAATAGCTGGGTGTCACCATGGACACCCGTGGTGTAGAAACCCTTGGCATCAGCATACCGAATCTTCTGAGACACAAGGTTACCCTTGGCATCATAGTACGGTGCGATATGCACTGGTCGGCCAGACTTGGGATCCACGCCAATCTGATAGTCATACTTGGTGGACATAGCCAGAGAGATCTTGCGATCTTGGATGTTGTCACACTCGCCGTGGATGAATCCCTTGGGGATCTTTGCAATGGGTTTGTCTGTCACTTGGACTCCGTTTGATTCTCTGTACTTGCAGGCATGGCAGTACACACCGTCATCGTAGACTGCAAGGTTATCTCCGCCGTTGTCACGGCCATTGGCCGCACAGCGTGGGCATTGCTCGTGTCGAAGGAAGGTACCGATCACTCACCTCCTGTTGCCTGGGGTTGATACATGGCCCCGGTTTCTCCGTCTACCATGCGGGACTGCTTTAACACTTGCTCGATACCGATGTAACCATAGAGGCTGGCGGTAGTGTTTTGGCTGTTAAACCTATCAACCAGCCAATCCATAGCAGCAGCCCGGGTATCAAAGTGGCCACACCCAAACGGGGATACCAAGTATACCTTGGATTTCGAAAGCTTGTCCATCAAGGACCAACTAAAGTTTACCTTACTCACCGGACAGGGCCTCCATACTTAAGGGGAACAAGGGTTGCACGATATCATACAAGGCCTTGCCGTATTGCTGGATTTCCCACTGGGCATCCGGCTTGTTCCTTAGGCCGACGATGCGGGCACAGGCAGCAAGGCTGGCGGTCATGGCGACACGGGTATACATAGACTGCGGCAGGATCATGCGGGCCATCTCAGGGGCCACACCTTCCTTAAGCATCAGGTTGTATGTCTCCACACACTTTTGGACAGCAAAGAAGTAGTCTCTTTCGCAGTCCCTACTGTTGTCCACAGCAGCCCCGGATCCTTGCTTGATGGAGCCATCGGGCCTGCCACGCCACACCAGCGGGTAGTAGAACTCAGGCTCTGAGTCTACATACCGGCGGGATACTTCGTTGTACACGATACCAACGTTGGACTTCATCCACTGGCGGGCCACAAAGATGGGCATGCAGATCTCTACAGTAATCTGCGGGTGGCCAAAGGGAGTATTACCACACACGACCTGTTTACCATGCCGCCGCACTAAAACGTACCCTGTAGGAACAGTGACACAATAAACATTACCTGTGTAGTCAATGACCGACTCATGAGAGTCGGTAACATTTCCGTACTCCCGAGACCTAATAACGCCCCGGTAGTTTGTCTGGTGGTTAGGGTTTTCTGTGTGACGAGGAGTCCCTTCAGTCATCCAATAACCACAGGCTGTAGCTAAAGTTCCGGCCCCTTCAAAGAGTTCTCTGGAAGAAGAAGAAAACGCCCAACCACGGCTGTGCTTTACGGAGCCGTTAGCTTCCATTAAACCTTCAAACATTCCTTGAATGTAATCAGAGGACAGCCCAGATAGTGGGGGGGTTTTCTTAGTTCCTACAGTTCCTACTAAGTTGGTGTCTAACTCAAAGGTAATCTGTGTGACGTCGTCTTTAGTTACTACCAAAGAGTACTCTTTGTAGGCTTCAGCTAAGTAGTGACTAAGGGCCTGGATTTTTCTGTCCCTCTTAAGACGTACACACACTACGTTCTTTTGTACGACAAACCCGTCGCCCAGCACAAACCCCAGAATCCACCCCTCACTAAAGGTGCCTTTACCGCCCCGGGTTCTCATCGAGGCTGTGTTTCGAAATCGTTTATGCTTATACTTTACTGCTTGATCTGAGGTAGTCTCCTTAAACTCAGAATAGCCTGTTGATGTACGGGTTTGGTACAGCATTTTATGGCCGGGGGTGACGCAGTAATTAACAGTATTGGACTCTGCTAAATACATAGGGCCACTGTAGGGACAACAATGCAGTTTTTCAGGGACTACAAACTCCTGCTCAAAGGTTTTTGGGTTAACCTGAGCTACTTTTTGTGTACTCCTTAAATCAGAAAATGCAACCCAACCATCTTCTGTAAAGATTTCTGTTTGGTCGTCGTAGCACCAGTGGTTGTGGCTGGCAAGGTACTTGATCAGCTTCGCGGGTTTATTCGACTTGAGATATTCCTCGCATGATTCATCCCACTTGTCAAAGCTAAGCCGAGCAACCTCGCACACTCGATTGTCGCTGCCAAGGTGATCAACGTAACGAAGATATCCATAGTCATCCAATACCTGAATCGAAGATGGCCTGCTCATATCGCTCCAGTGTCTGTTCAAGGTAGTTCGTGTACTCTTCCAGAGCAAACAGGTACTCTTGCTTGGCATTCATCTCAGCCAGCAGGGTACCTGTGTCACTGTAGGGGTTGTCAAAGTCCTCTAGAAGATACATGAAGTCTTCCCACTCGGGACGGATCTTACGCATTAGCATTGTTTTCCTTTAGGATTCTTTGGTTCAGCTCGTCAATGATATCAATAAGCGGGTAGAAGTTTCTATGGATGTTGTTATCCTCGGGCTCCCCATCACCGCACACGTATGACCAGGTCTCTGTGCCGTCATCGTTGGTGGTCACTCGGTAAACATCGGCTCCCCATTCGCACCAGCTTGAGGGTCTACCCTCCTGCAGAACCAGTGGGTGGTCATCGGGAAATTTGAGGTGATCATCTCTAAGCTCGTCACGGTCCACTACTTCAATTCGAATCGGCTCAATCATTGGTGGCTTCCTTTAGCTTCCGCTCAGCGTACTGCCTGCGGTAAAACTGGTTCTCGTAATCATCGAACAAAGACTCGATGGCTCTTTCAACCCGCTGCCACCGGTCCATGGTGCAGGTTACACCACGTAAGGATTCTTTGATGTTGTTTTGGTGTGCCTTCATAAGATTGAAATCAACAAGATCTTTATCCATTGTTGGATTCCTTTACCATATTATACGCTTGTAAACTTAAGCCACATACAGGCGACGTTGGGTGTCCCTGTTCCAGAGGCACTGAGGGTTCTAAAGTTAAGTCGATCTCCGCTGACTACAGTAAGCGGGGAGGCTAACTCATTCATATTGGAAGCCCCAGTAGACACCGTAACGCTGGCCTTTGATCCCTGGTTTACACCATTTAGGTTTACCTCAACGGTTGCAGTACCAGAAGCAAGGGACAAGCCCATAGCTACCACAGCACAGGTGTACCCAGTTGGAACATAAGCAATAACTCCCTGGTTAGATGGCATATTAGCACCATTACCAAAGGCCCACTCAAAGGTGGTGTTACGAAGCGTGGCGTTCTCCTCGGCCCAGATACACACCATGTATTCTGTGTTTCCTGCAGCACCAGCGGGTCCGACTGGTCCTTGTGGTCCGGCAGGTCCGGCAGGTCCGGCAGGTCCGGCAGGTCCGACTGTGCCACCTGTAGATGACTTGAGTTCTTTCTCTACTTTCTTTAGACGGGACAGGATCCAGTCTTGGATACTTTGTGCCATGTAATCTCCTTTGAATAACACACCTGACTGGACTCGAACCAGAAGCCTACGTCTAGGACCCCTCCAAAGGGGCAACAGGTGTAAACTCCTTGGCAGGGTTCGAACCTGCTTGCACGGCTGCGCTAACCGCGACCACCTCCGTGGTGGCATACAAGGAATCAAGGCTCGGGTGAGATTCGAACTCACGCGAATCCGCTTAACAGGCGGACGCTCTAACCACTGAGCTACCGAGCCAGCCCCATCATTCCGCTGGTGTAATAACCATCAGGATATGGGGATCCTCGCCGTCCTCTGTCCATCGCTTGCTTCCGGACAGCCAGACAATTTGCTGGTCATCATCCCAGACATGCTCATTGCACACATCAAGCACAGCCTTCAAGTAATTATCTACATCAGGCTTGGGATAATCCAGCTTGGTTGTCTTTGGTCTTTGGACAACGAAGTCTACCTCTACCCACAGCGGGCCTTGGAATACAGAGAAGTCATTCCCAAGTACGGCCTTGCGTACAAAGGGGAACTCCTTGCGAAAATCTGCATACCGGCCCACATAGTAGGAGGTAACCACGGCCTTCTTCCCGGAGCCTCGCGTTGCATGGCGAGGTCGGGAAGCGGCCACAGGATCAATGTCGAATCTTAGAGTGACAGGATCAGAAGGGGATGTCATCATCATCCGGCGTGGTGACCGGCTCGAACGCAGCAGCAACCTGCCCGGTGCCGAACTCCGAGTTCTTCTCGATGATCTGAACACCATCGAGGTAGAAACTCAGGGCCACCTTGGGCTTCTGGTTGACCACCGGGCTGAGACGGAGACGGACAACGTCACCACCAGCAGCGGTCATCTCGGTCGGACGGGCATCCGCACCGACACAGGGGAAGGACGCATTGGGAATCAGGTTCTTCTCCTTGTCGTGGCAGTAGGTCATGGTCTTGACACGGAGAATATCATCCCCGGTCTTGGAATCCGTACCCATACCGTTGACCTTGTCAACTCCAGACTCGGCCTTGGCCTCGTCAATCTTGGCCTGGAGTGCAGGGGTAACCCGCACCGTCAGGTTGTGATTGGCCTTGTCGTCACCGTACTCGGTGTCCGGCTTGTGCAGTGTGCTGAACACAACGTCAAGGTTCTCAGTCACGAACTTCTGTAGTCTCTTCGACATTAGTACTCTCCTGTAAAAGACTGTTTGCTAGCATGGCAATACGACCTTCGTATTCCTGTAGCTTCTGAATCGTAGTCTGTACTTCATGCTGCAGTCCAAGCAACATACGAAATACTTCAACAGCTTGGATGCTGCCTTTAATTTCTTGTGCCATAGTAATGATCCCTTCGGTATCAGGGGGTGCTTTAGTAGTCCAGCGGCTCGATGTGTGGCACGCCGTCAATCACCACGCCAACGGACACACACTCCATCTTGGAATACCTGGGGTGGTACTGGTGTAGCTCATGGTCGGGGTCAATGCCACAGCCAACCTGCATACCAAACAGATACTTACCATCACACCGTGCGTAGTTAATACCCATGACGGTGTGGAAGTGACCACACACCACACTGGTTAGGTTCTTCTTGCATTGACCAAAGGCGGGGTTCACACCCCCACCCATGCGGTCACCGTGTGCATACATCACACCGTCAATCTCGAACGTGGTATCCCATTCCCAAGTACTGGGCAGGTCATACACTTCGTTCAGTGACTTGAGGTACGCATCGGGAATCCCGGCAGCACTGGCCTTGCGTTGGATACGCCGGTCGTGGTTACCATAGCAGATCAGCATTTCCGGGAATGCCTTGACCAAAGCCTTGACCTGCTTCTTTACCTCAGCCATTTCCTGTACTGCATTGGGATCATTGGGTGCCCGGTCATAGAAAGAGATTGCGTTGTGATGAACAAGGTCACCAATGCACACCGTGGTCTTGGTTCCGTACTTGCGTTGTACATTCTTAGCGTGCTTAAGCAGCTTGGGATTCATACAAGGCAGGTGCGGATCTGGCAGGACAAGGACCTTTGCCATTACTTAGATCTCCGCTTCCAATCCTGTGACCACTGGTAAGACAGGGGCGGGAGCTTGTCTCCGTTGTCAAACAGGATGGGCTTGTACACCGACATTAGACCGTCGATATGGTCACGCTGGTACTTGTTCAGCAGCGGGTCATCCTTGGCACGATAAACATAGCTGAAGTCAAGGTTGGGGTTGGGCTTGAATACACTCATGTTTCCATTCCCTCCTCTTCAATGGTATAATAGAATGAGATGTTGGGGTCGTTCTCCGGCTTGGGATCAATCTTTGATACCATGCGAATGAACTCCTGGTGCCACATCATTGACCAGAACTTGGTTGGGAACGACACGGCATAGGTGTGGGGATGCTTGTCATCCAGCTTGATCGAAGTCTCGACCTCACCCAGTGCCGTCTCCATCGCCTTCTCGCTGTTCACGATGAAATGGTTCATCTTGGAATCCCCTTGTAAATCTACGAACTGTAATGATCTGCCCAATCGGAAAGATATGGACAGCACCGACGTTACTATCACCAGCGGAGCCGGTCACAATGGAGTCGGTCAGGTACAGATTCTCGTCGTCACGGTACAGGATAAACCCGGCGGTCATACCAACCGAGCATCCCTCAGCAATGATCTGGTCTACCTCTTCCTCGTCCATCCAGTTCCCGCCGTTGGGACACATGGTATAGTCAGTCCAGTAGATCAAAGCCATTTCACCCGACGAGATAATCTGCTCTACGTACTTGTTCAATGTCTAAGTCTCCACGTTCCGGCGAGGGTGGTAGTTCGAATCCGAGAATCTCTTCCGTCTCTTGTCGGAACTTGTCTAGTAAATTGTCTCGGTGTACATGGACAAACCGGGACACAATGATCTCTCTCATCAAAGGAACATCACAAGCATGACACCCAAAGGAGTCGTGGATCATACTGAAGTCCTTGATACCGGCATCCAGCATGTCACACACAACCAGACACAGGTGGGCAGCATCCAGTGAGTGAATGAAGTTGGGAGCCACGGCCATCTCAGCAGCCCGTGCATCCATGGCATCAGTCAGTTCACTGAAGGTCAGCTTCTTGTTGTTGAACAGCTTGGCCTGGGATCGCCTAGGGATTGACTGGTAGTACACATGGCGTACCCGGAATCCGCTGGGCGTTGTCCAGTTCAGGTGGTCAGCACACTCCCCGCTAATGCGGGAGATCTCCTTAAGATAGTCCTTACCCTTGTTGGGTTCAACCAAGGCATCCTTTAGGCCGTGGTCAATTACCCTGCTCATTTCTGTCAGGGCACCAGCCACCTGGTCAGCCTCGACCCAGTCCTTGGTGATATGCTCTTCGATCCGGAGATACTTACGGATACCGTACAACGTCAGGCCATACGAGTCACACATGGTGGGCCGCTTGGTTACTGCTCGGGGGATGCCACCGTCCCAGTGGTCAAGGAATGCACCATACAGGGGGTGGTCATCAATGTTCTTCTCTAGGTAATTAGTACAAGCATCAGCCACCACACCATACAGATCGTTGGGTTGTCCAGTCTGTACAATGTTGACCACCTTGGCAAGCTGGGGATCACGCATAATGGCAGCCCAATGCTGGGATCCATTGCATGATCCATCTTGCTGGATGGGTAGCTGGGTCATACCATCCTCACGGAATAGCTCAAAGATCGCAGCCAGCCGTTGAAACGATGGATTCTTCTTTGGTTTGTCCGAACACCATAGATCGGTGGTCGTGTAGGGATCTTCGTACACAGCCCGCAGCATGTCCATGTTGTCATCAACCCAGGCCACACGCTGGTCAAAGGGTACCTTGTCAACGTCAAACAGGTTGGCCAGGTGGACCTTAAGCCAGTACGTACCGGCTTCGGTCTGGGGCTTGGCATTAGCAAAGCGAATGATGGCTCTGTCAAAGTCCCCGCTTTGTGGGCTAAGGAGTTCGGTCACGGTGTAAGCACGGCCACGGAAGTCCACGGTCCAGTTGTGGAAGAACACACCGTGGTTAATCATGTCCTTACACAGGGACATCCTCAGGTACATCTTGGTACGCTTCTGCTCTTGACGGAACCAGTCGGTCCAAGCCTCCTCCCGAGCAGCACACCAGATAGCTTGGTCTGCCTTGGATCCATCAATGGGGTACGGTTCCTGATAGGCAAAGCCACCCATGTCAAACTGCGGGAGGTTACCAACCATGCTGTTAGATTCAAAGAGGTTCTTCATTACCTCGTAGACCGGCTGGTTAATCTCCCACTCAGTAGCCATCATACCATTCAACTGCTTGATGGTATTCTCAGATGGCACACTGGAGTTCCTATAGGGATCAATGTCATTGTCCTCCCACTCATGGATGCTGGCAAAGCGGGTGACTACCGGCTTGCGGTACCAATGGTTCAGGGCACCACCGCTGGCAGTCATGGTGTGCGGCACCGGAGGGACAATCATGGGGCGGTACACCAGCTTGTACACAAGGGAGAGTTCCTCGTGCATCTGGTGGATCTCTTGAATAATAGCTGGGTGGAACCGGACATACAGGCAGTCACGGAACCCACCGTTCACAGCGATACGCTTCTTGACAAACTGGATTACATCCGTTGTCTCAAGAATGCGGATCATGTGGTGGCCAAAGTCACACTTCTTGTGGTAGCTAAAGTCACCACGCTGGATCTTGGTGAACTTGGCGGCAAAGGATTTGATCCGGGCATCACTCCAATGCTTGGTGTAGTGGTCCATCTTCAGCCAGTCCTGTCGGTTGTTGGACTTGGCTTCTTGGTATCTCACCAGGTTGATGGCGGTGTTGGCAATCTCCTTAGCCAGGTGCTGGGCACTGGTAAGGGGAAGCTTGTCCTTGTCATCATTGAAGTACCTAGCACCGAAGGACGACTGGATCAAACACCGAACAGAGATGTCGGCCATCTTCTCGGGACCAATGGCAACCAGCAGGATACACCAGTCGGGTGTGCGTGGGTTGTTGACCACACGCTGGATCCAGTCTTCATAGTAGCTGGCCAGTTCACGGATACACTTGTCAAGCAGCCGCTGCTCCGGGACGCCAAGCTCAGGGCAGAAGTCGTAGTCATTCCAATACTTGTTGATGCTTTCTTCATACAAGGATTCTTCCCACAGATTCTGCAGGTCGTACTTCCTTGCTCGGACCTCGGATGGCAGGGCCATAAACTTTGACATGCAGTGGTATCCTTAAGTTATCTTCAGTAGTTCTGTCTCAATCCAAGCTGGGTCAATGTCTTCCCAACCATCTGTCAGCAATACCCAGCAGGGAATGCTGTCCACCATTCTCCAACCCAAAGAATAGGTGGCAAGTTTGAATGTTTGAAAAATGCTGCCATCTTTAGGGTAGTACGGTACCTCGTACTTAGTTCCCGACATTGTAATTACCCTGCCATGAGCAGGTCCACCAACGCACAGTGCAGTAACAGTCAATGGTCTTCCCAGAGTTCTTCGTGGTCACGGTTGATAACGGACAGGCTTTGAACGTGTGTGTCAATGGCGGGACCAATCTCATGCCACGGTACATTGCCTTCAATGAATTCTCTAAGCTCTTCCTTGGTCTCAAAGTCTAGGCGGTAGGTGTGTACCTCCTCGACATAGGCATAATAGAATTCATTCCACAGCTTGTCAAGTTCTTCGTCAGACATTGTATCTCCTTAGTGAATGCCCCCTACTGGATTCGAACCAGTGACCTATGCCGTGTAAAGGCAGTGCTCTAGCCGCTGAGCTAAGGGAGCCTTAGGTTTATTCAGTTACACCAAACAGTTTGCTAGAGATAAAGATTGCGTGTGAGTCGCCGTAGTTCCTATCAATAAAGAAGTATCTACTGTTGCTGTCCACAACTACCGAATCGTCCCACCGATCACAAGAGTTGGCATCGCCTGTAGTCACACGAATCTCAGCATCATAAACAAGGCTGTCGATAGCGTCGTTAATTGCATTCTCAATAGCCGACGAGATAAGATCATTGATGTCCATAGTTTACTCCCAGATTTCCATTGAGTCAAGGCTGCCGTCACGGTTGAACCGTAGCTGCGTGGTAAAGCCACCGTAGCCATCAACTTTATCGTGGTCCTTTGCAACAAACTCTAGCTGAGTTCTTAATGTCTTGATATACTGGCCGTCAGTGTACTCCATAATGGGCGAGACATCGTACCCAATACCAGCACGGTTCATAATTGCTTGGATTGTTTCTAGGTCTGTCATTTGTCTAAGATAATCTCCGCCTCGTGCAGGGCAAACAGAACTTTCTCTCTGTATCCCTAATCGGTAATCATGTCCTGGTCCAACAGATCAAACAGCAGTTCTTTTCTCAGTCATATGTATCTCCTTTGTTAAAGCCCCCTGTCGGATTCGAACCGACGACCTGTCGCTTACAAGGCGACTGCTCTAGCCACTGAGCTAAGAGGGCTTGGCCGAGCTTCGCTCAGCTAAGGGGGCGGCGTGCCCCCACCTAAGGGGCATAGCTGTTACTTATTCTTCCTCGTCCGTCTCGGACACACCATCAGCGTCCAGAGACTTGGCATACTCAACCATAGTATTCTCTAGCTGGGTGTGCAACTCCGAGTAATAGTAGGCCACGATTCTTTGCTGGGCCGTGAACGGGTAGTGTTCAAAGGGGATACCCATGAACAGGCCACCACGAAATAAGAACATGGGATCAGGTACTTGCTGCTCCAGGACGGAGCATGCTTGCTCGATTGCCTTCTTGTCTTTCTTCATCCCTTGGTGTATCCACAGGACCTAAGGTAGGTCCAAAGAGCATCTAAGCAATAGAAGTACGTGTTGGCATACACCGTGTAATCACGCACACCAATTACCGTATAAGCATTCTTCGCAGGCCCGGCAATCTGAGCCGTCCTGGGTAGAAAGATTACACGAAACTCCCGACCGTCCTTGCTGTATACGGTGTCCCCAACATTCAGGGTAACCACGGGCTCGGTTTGGATACCAGTGATGCGAACCTTCTCGCCTTTGTCATTCGTAACGATGTCGCCAATCTTCATGTTTGTTTCCTTTTGGTTTGTGTCAAAGTGATAAAGCCACCCGTGCTTAGGACCCAAGCAGTAAGTCTCTGAGTAAAGCCAATTACAGTCACGGATGTAGTCACGGTTGGACAACTTCACAGATAAGTCCGGCGGCGCGATCAGACCGTCGCCTTTACCAAAGCTTTTTATAAAGTTAATAAGCCTCTTCAGCATGGCGGATTAATGTTTGGTCTTGCTCGTTCGACGTAGAACAGAGTCACTGGTCCTGCTCCTTGTTGTTGATTGCATCGAGGTGGCGGGTGATGTCGTTGGTGATCGTTGAGTGGTGAAGCTCGACGCATTCCGTCACGTCATCGACTGCGTGTTCGAGGTAGTCCGCCAACGCCAGTAGGCAAGCGGCGGAGCGTCCGAGGTATGCGGTGTGCTGCTTGCTAATGTTGGGTATCGACGCCCATGCCTTCAGCATCTTGGCGTCGGCTCGGATCTGGTCGGGGGTCGGGCAACTGTTCGGAGTTTCCGAATGGTTCATCGGTCCTGCTCCTGGTCTGGCGACTGGCCCAGCCGTTCTCGGGGGGCTATTTCGATGGCGTCGATCCTCTTCTCACGCGGTTTCCTTGTATTCATCGTTGTTGCTCCTGGATCTGATTCGGCGGGACATGCTGATGGTCCTCGCACACGACGTACAAGAAGCGAGGTTCCTGCTGGTTGTTCTTGTGCTGACCACACACCTCGCACGGACTCTTACTTTGGTAGCCAAAACTGTTTTTGACCTGCTCGCGGAGGCGGGCACGCAACTCTTGAAGCTCGTCGCCAACTTCAACCCAACCTTCCCACGCCTTCTGGTCTTGATCGTCACTCACGCCACACCTCCCTCGGCCTCGGCTCGGAACGCGGCGAGGGCTCGGTCGCAGGCGTCCTCAGCATCGGTTGACTTGTGAAGACGCATCTCATGGATCTGGTGTCGCACCATTTCAATCCCCCGCTCCACGCCGCGTGCCGCGACTGCGGCGACCTCATTGGGAGTGGGTGATTCTTGTCGCACAAGCCGTCCATTTGGTGTGTGCGGTGCTGGGATGATCTTAGGCCAACCATCAGCCACACCAGGAGCCATTGCCCGCTCTTGACATTCGTACCAGTAAGTCTTCATCACTCGCCTCCCTCGGCGGACGCTGCGGCTTTGGCAACGGATTGTTGTGCATAGCTCCAGGCTTCTGCCCGAACCGACAGGCCGTATCGGTCACTGATGAAGTCCATGACCGCCGAGGCTTCGGCCTCAATGATGCGTGCTTTTTGCTTCATTAGATCTACGGCTGTGGCGAGGCGGTCGCGGTCCTCCTTCAGGGTGGCAACGTCTTCGTAGCGTACCCAACCGCCTTCCGGGTGCTCCCACGTTTCGCATAGATCAATGTCGTATCGTTTCATCGGTGGTCATCGTCCACGTCGGCACCAAGCTGTTCCAGATAATCCTCTTCGTTCATCGCGTCTCATCTCCAGCATCATGGCCAGCCCCGCCGGGACCATGAACAGTATCACTGTTGGGTTCAATACCATACAATCCAAGGGCAGTAAGCAAGGCAGACAGCTCATCCTCGGACAGATTGCCAGCAACATACTCATCAAACCGGGTGATAGCTTCCATGATTGCCTCCAAGCTTGGTTGTTCAGACAACGTAATCTCCATCTTCAAAATCAGTATACAGCCACTTGTCCTTGGGATCACCAAGGTCATCCAAGCCCATGGCAATAGCCCAGTCCTCATACATCTGGTCTACCCAGGTCTCAAACTCTTCCTCAGTCATATCCTTGATATCTTCTTGTACTTCATCCATGGTTGTATCCTTGTAATAATAATACATGGTGCTAGGCTACCTACGGTATCAGGGGGTACTTTGCGATCTCAGCCAATCACCCACTTCACCGCCAGCGCGATCATAAAGATCACAAAAGCAACCCATGCAATGTTTGCCAGCACAACACCCGCAAATACAGCAATGACCTTAACCGAATCCTTATCCATTCTCGTTCTCCTTGGTATAAATCCACAGTTGTCCATTCTCTCGGGGCTCGATCCTAGTGATTACCCTGTCATCCATGAAGGTATCACCCACAGCAATGAAGGGACCACCCTCAAAGTCAAAGAACCCTTCGCCTCCCCTGCAATACCTTGAGTCTCCATACATAGAGAACTCATGGGGTCCATGCTGGGCTACATACCGGGGCTGTCCGTATCGGGACACGCAGTATACACGGTGTTCAGTCATCTTTGGACTCCTTAGCCATGCGTTCTAGTAAGCTGCCGAAGCTCTCATAGAATTCTAGGGCATCATCCAGTGTCATATACACAGCAGCATACTCATAGACATCGGAACAAGACAGGCAAACCAGGCCTCCAATAGTCAAGTGCCACCCAAGCGTTCCTTCATGGCATTCCATTGCGTATTTCATCGGTCTCCCATGATCTCATTCAACCAGTCTCGAAGCTGGATAATTTCCTTAGGATCCAGAGTTACCGAGGCAGTGTTATCACACCACCCATCGTCCGAGTCATAAGACGTTTCAATATCCAAGTACATCAGACCGTTGTCACGGTACCACGCAGTAAATGCTAGGTCACCGTACATCATTTCCAACATCTTGTGGGTCATAGGGTTCTTAGTCATTCGTATTCTCCAAGGCAAACATTCAGCATATCCCGAAGCTCGATGATACTTTGACGTTGAAGGATCACAGACTTGGTAAGCTCAAGGTTTGTCTCCCCCTTTAGCAGACACTGAAACACGGCAGTGTCTGGCTCCTTGGTATCCACATAGAGGTAGTCATTAAGGGCAGTGTTGCAGCGAAACTTTGCATTGGTCTTAAGGATGGGAAGGTTATTCAGTGCCATGTCCACGGCCTCCTGCTGGGCCTGGGTCAGGCCATAAGTAAAGATTCCAATACCATCATCGTACGCATCGTTGTGCTTAATGTTCATCTTTGTATCCTTTAGTTAGAACTAACACCCCGTGAGGGATTCGAACCCCCGACCGTTGGATTAGAAGTCCAATGCTCTATCCACTAAGCTAACGGGGCAACGGCCCGTGCCGAGCTACGCTCAGGTAACCATCCAATCTACTTCGCCGCCAAGTTCGATCTGCTCATAGCCGTCATACTCGGTGATACGGAAGGCAGTACCCTCGGTCAGCCATTCAATGGCAATGTCACGCCATCCACCAGTATAGACATAAGAATCAGGACCAAGCTTGTCCTTGATGTACTTATCTACCTCCTCCCTAGAAGCCTCGTTTAAGACCAGTTCAACCAAGCCCTTGTCCATAGCCAGAAAGGTCTTATAAGTTTCATTCCAACTGGTCCACCCCGCCCCATATCTCGGGGAGTAAAGCACAGCCACTTGCCTACCTTTGCGATACTTTTCAATGTCCATCACGGTCCAATCTTACTAGAGTGAAGAAGAGTATCCATCAGTCCAATGGTCTCACGGATTCGCTGGATCTCCTGGGCAGCGTTGGTATACTGCATGTAATCCTTACCACCAGCAATCACATCCCGGAGAAAGGTTTGCCTCCATTGCAGGTAGTTACGATGCAGCTTGATGTCACGGCGGAGATACTGGTATGCTTGCTTCTCACTTCTTGGTACCATGCTGTCGCTCCTGCATTTCGTTGTAGCCATTGGTCAGGGTATCCTCCACAAAGTCCAAGGCTTCGCGGATAATACCAAGCTTCTTAAGGTTGGCCTTGTGTGCTGCTCGAACAGCACGAAGCTGGGAAGGGGTCAGCTTCTCCTGAATGTAGCTATAGGGTGTGTCAAATTCAAGGTAGATAGTACGACCACAGTCCCCAATGTTCAGGTCATACCCACTGCTTTCGATATGGGCACGTCCCTCGGGGTTCAGCCACTTACGGAAATACTTTTTCATCATTGGTTTCCTTTGAATAGAACAAATGTCTGCGCTTGGATTTGAACCAAGAGTTCCGGCCCACTTTGTGGTGCCAATTCTGTCGCTTTATGGGCGAATTGACGATATAGTTGCCAGTATTGGCACTTTACGGACGCCCTGAAATCACAGGTTGTTTGCAATATAGTACTTGATTTCCTCGACCTTTTCCTGGCCCATGTCGGTCAGAATATTACCAAGAACCTCAGTCTCGCTTTCGTTCCACACAGGATCCCAATGGTTGGTGCTGTCGTGAAGATCCTGCATCTTGATCCAAAACCTAATGTCCTCGATCCGATTCTCTGGCAGCAGAGTGTCAAAGAAAGAAGCACCAATGCGATTAAACACAGTCTCAATGCTGGAGTCATCCACGAATCTATCCCAATCCTTAGCCGTGTCGCTGAACCCACAGGCCCAAGCCACAGCACAGCCGTTGGTATACGAACATGCAGCAGTGTTTGCACCCACACCCCGCTTGTTCTCTGCATAGTACGCCAGCATACGGTCAAGGACATCAAGGGCCTTCTCGTTTTCAGACATCACAGGCTCTCCGCATAAGTGTTAGCCAGACTCATAATGGAACTGCTCTGCTTGGCACGAGATCCAAGGGCATTGTCCCAAGCACGCACCGAGGGGTCAGCCTTACGGCCACGCTTGGCAACAGAATGCTGGATGGTATAGGTCACACTGTTGGCAAGGTGCCACAGATTGGCCCCAACATTCTGCTCCTGTAGCTCAGTCTCCAGAGTTTCCTGCCACTTGGCGGAACACATGGCAAACTTACCGATGTCCTCCGTGGTGGTATCAGGATACTTCTTGTTAATCAGGGCATAGGATTCACGGTAGAACTGCATGACATCCGACATAGAAACAGGCACACTGGCAAGGCGGCGGGCTTGCTTCTCAAACCGCTGGGCATTGACATTGAAAGAGTCAAGGGCCTTCTGGAATCCAACCATCTTGGTATCCCAGTCTCCACTGTGGATAATACGCTCGGTTGCCACGGCATTCTTCATGACCAGATTGTGCTGGTTCATACAGAACACACGGACATTGGTACCGGCACATCCAAGGGCAGTCTTACCATCGTGTCCATTGTACAGGTACATGTAGTTAAAAGTCTTGTCGTCACCCGGTAGGGTAAACCCATTGTCCTTCAGAAGCAGGGCAACCTTGGCCCCATTGTGGGTCATCAGGGTACGCTCAATGCCCATGCCACAAGTCTCGGCCAGATCAAACAACTCAGAGTTCTGGCACACCGGGTAGTTCTCGGCAACAACACCAAGCACATCCCCGGTATCCTGGCGGACGGTTACATTGGGACCGGCATGTTCCATGCCATTGACGCGAACAAAGGTGGGCTCGACGGACACGGTAAAATCAAGATCAGACACAGGCAATCTCCTCAAACACATTGGCAAGTAGCATGTTCACACTCAGGATACCTTGGCGATACTGCTCAAGGTATTCGTTATACACAGTAGAAAGGGTGATCCATTCACCGTCACGTTGAACCCAGCCACAAGTGGTGTAATCTTGCACCAGATCATGCTCATACAGTAGCTCGGCAATACCCTCACGGTCCATTGGTAATCCTTTTAGGTTTGTATAGTTCTTCCTTGTGCAGCTTGTTCAACCAAGAACAATCATTAGTGGCTGCCTTCTTTGTCTTATACTTGGACATCTTAGGTTTCCAAGTACCATCCTTTAGCTTGTCATGTCCATCCAGCAACCAAGAGTCATGCTTCTTAATGTAGATTCCCCAGGTCATACTTAGTCTCCAAAGATAATACCCACGGTGGGATTCGAACCCACAAGCCTAACGGCGTCGAGGCTTAAACTCGATGTGTTTACCTGGTTTCACCACGTGGGCCTATGAATCAGTCAGTCAAAACCGTAGTATGAAACGGGTATTGGTTGGGATCAAGGCAGGAACCAGCCTTGATGATACCGTAATAATCCAAGTATCCATCGGGAATCAGGTGGGCAATCAAAGCTTTGGCATAGCTCAAGGCACGGCCATCACAATAGTAGTCATCAACAAAGAGGATCTTAGTATTGGGGTACTCAAGGTATCCACGCATTCTACTCAGACCCTCACCAGTCAGAATGTCCGGGGGGAAATACTTGGATGTCGTGAAGATCCTGGTATGCTTAAGGTGCAGGGAGACTGCGGTTGCCATGCTAGCAGATGAACCATCCACAGCAAGGAACCAATACTCGGGACTATTGAACTCGTCTTGTCCAAACCGCATGTCAATATCCTTAGCCAGATCCTTGCCTGCACTAAGGAGAATCTCAGAGTTCCTGTATCCTTGGTGGGTAGAGCGATGATCCATCGGGTGATAGTCACGGTAAAACATGGCGTAAACTCCAAAGGTAATACCCCCAGTAGGATTCGAACCTACGACCTACAGGTTAAAAGCCTGCTGCTCTAGCCACTGAGCTATGGGGGCAACCCATGCCGAGTATCACTCAGCCGGGGAAAGAGTCGAGAATTTCATCCATTCGGTTACGACCAGCCCTACTCAGGGTATAGCCACCGATGTCATTCTTAATCCAGTATTCAGGCTCGTCGTGCCAAGCTTGGACTGCCTCCCAGAACTGGATGTTTTCATATCGGTATTCGGGGAGGAACATTTCCCAAAACAGGAACTCAAAATCCTCGTCACCATCCTGGGTAACATGGTCGTAAACCTCACCGATCGCACCCCACCCATCCATTTCCATTCCGATCAGCGTGTTGTTAAACCCACAAGCCACGGCAACAGCACATCCCCCGCTGATAAGAACAGGTACCTTCCTGTCCATCCTTAATGCCACGGCTGTTCGTCTTGTAATGCTCAACCAAAGAGCCCATGATTTCCTTGGGTCCCATTGTATTCCTTTCAGCTAACCAGATTCGTACCGAAGTCAATGATTACCGCACGGCCACCATAGTAGCCAATGTTATTCCGATGGAGATCCCCACGGAATCCCCGGTCTTGGTGATACTTGTATCCAAGGGGCTTGAGATCGTGCTGCAATCCCTGGCGGGACAGGTCCATAACCTCATCAAGCTCCCCACTATGGAGGGGATTCTCGGGAAGCTCGTAGCCATTCTCCTCACACCAGTCCTCAAAGTCCATGCAGTCTATTTCACACGGGACATCGGCAGCAATACCAAGGTGGTCAAGGTCATCGGCTGCACTTTGCAGGTCGCTGATTGCTTGGTTGTAGTTATCCACGGCCCCTTCGTATTCGTGGTAGAGATCCGCAAGTTCCTCCGAGTCATACTCACAACGATTGTTATCCATATCAGCAATACCAGTGGCATACCCCCAGTAAATCTCAAAGCCATCCACGGCATCGGGATCGGTGCTGCTATGGACAACAAACTTGACCATCCCGTAGGTAGGGGGACCGCCTTGGACGTCCTCCCAAGCACGCTTCTGCCTGTCATAAGCAGCCTTTGCTTGGACTTGGCCGATATCAAACAAGCCACAGTAAACCTTGGACTGGATCAGCTTGAATCCATACTGTCCATCCTCGTCAACCCTTGCGTTGTTATCGAGAAAGACTTGCTGGATTCCGCTGCCGGAAACGTGAAACTTGCGGCTATGGACCAAGTAAACGGTCACTTCTTCCTTAAGGTCCTTGTCATAGTACACATTGACCGGCTGATACTTCATTTCAGGGCCTCTCGGATTGCTTGGATGCTGATAACCTCAGCCTTCATAAGATCCTTCACCTTATCTCGGTGCAGGCTCCTCCAATCAGACGACAAGATATCATCCTTGGATGACCAGTCAAGAATCTCGTAGGTTGCAACACGATACCAAGTATTCTCCGTGTAATTCTTGTGTCTGTTGATACGAACCCGAAGGTGGACCTCATCCATCCCATGAATCTTATAGACACGGTACCCGGAATGATACATGGTTGGTTTCTTGTGGTGTACAAGCTCAAGCATTAGGCAATCTCCGCAATGTATCCCTTGTCATTGGCCTGGGACGCATAGATCCGGGCCTGCTTAAGAGACGAGCATTCAATGGTTTCCACAAGCTTAGGTCCATCATACACATAAACAAGGTACATATCAGTTTCCTTCAAGGTCCATGGCATACTTCCGAATCCAGCGCGGGCTGGTTGACTCCGGGTTGGGTTCATTGATCCCACCATACACACAAGGTGGGGTCATTTCATGACCATTACCGTGGGCCATGATACACAGATCATACAGCCCACCCTCGGTAACTTGCAGGGTATCTCCCTCGAATCCCATCCTGCACAGCATGTCATTCAAAGCGTCAGTCATTTCCATTGGTATTATCCACAGTAAAAACTTGAACATCATACTTAGGATCAGTCAGATCCATGTCGGGCCACAGACCATAAGCTACCAGTAGCCTAAGATCCGCCTGAAGTGTATCAAAGGTCATGTCAGAAAGGGTGATGACCCGGTCCTCAATGAAAGCCGGGTGCTTGGTGGGGTATTCTTGGGCATTGGCAGCTCGCTGAACCTCCGGGAATTGCCTGAATGCCGGGAGATACACACGACGACACACAATATCAATCATTGTCAAGATCCCAAAGGGTAAGGTAAACATCCTCGTCATGGTAGAACATATCGGCAATGATGTCTTGGGCAACACCATGCAGATCATGCTCCTCCCCGTCCTCATCAAGGACAAAGACCTCCCCAGAATTGCCATCATACCATGGCATATCTTCCTCAAACTGGGCAGTAAACTTGGCAGACTTGGGGGAGATCGGAACACGGGACACCGTAGCCTTGATTCTGGTGGGGGTATTCCCAAGAATATACCCAACCCACTGGGCACAGATAACAAGGCGGCCCATGTTATCCATGTAAGCATCGCTTACTTGGGTAATACTAAGGGTCATGGTAGTTTCATCGACACGGGCATCAATCATGGCATTCTTCCAAGGTCAGATAAACGGTATCATCGTGGTCAAACATTTCCTTAAGGATGTCCTTGGCCCCATCGTACAAATCGTATTCATCCCCCCATTCATCAAGGACAAACGAATCCCCCTCGTGCCACGGTAGATCCCCTTCAAGCTGCACCACAAACGGGACAGAAGCCGGGGAGATTGGGGTACGAGACACCGTGGCAAGGATATTATCCGGGTACTTGTGGAGAATCTGGTGTACCCAAGCAGCACACAGGTACGCAAAGCCGTTGTTGTCGCCGTAAAATCCTTGGCAATCATTGTACCACAGACTGAGAGTAATCTTGTCCGCCTTAGTATCAACCATCGTATTCCTCCTGCGTTGTGAAGCCATTGTCCTTGAGTCTTTCCTCAAGGTAATCCTTGGAAAGCTGGAGAATAGGAAACTCCTCCATATCTTCCAGGATTTCCTTCATCGTTTCCAGAATAGCTGCCGTATTCTCGGCATCCATCTGGTCAACCAGACTGGAACCACGCTGGATCAGACCCAGAATCTCTTGGTAAACCACGGGGAATCTCCTAGTAAACAAACTCGTAGTCCGTGTCCGACATATCCCAACCATTCAGGGATGCAATGCCAACCAACAGAACACGGATAACATGCGGCGGATTTTGCTCGATAATCCGACCAGCTTCCTTTGACCCGAAGTAATCCACTAGGGTGTAAACACACCAAGGTTCACCCAACATGCCGAGATCTTCGACAACAATGGCCTTAGGTACCACGGGGATTCTCCTTCAAACCTTGTCGGCAACCCAGAGAACATCGTCAAGCTCCCGCATATTATGGAGCTTGTCCACAATACTAAGGATCTCCCTAGCAGCCTGGAATTCAGGCGAGTCTACAGGAAACTTGACCAAACGATTAACTTCCTGAATCAAGGCAGAACACACAACGGTAGTGCAGCCAACCATAGTTTTCATAGCCTGTCTCCTAAGGATCCTAGGATGCCCAGCAATGGGCCTAGGATGCCCCCTGCGGGGCTTGGACACGAAAAAGGTATCACCCTAGGGCTAAGGGTTCAAAGCCCGTACAGAGGATCCTAGCAACCATGGGCATACCAACAGGGTATACCCGAGGATTCCACCGACACCCTTGGTCAATCCCAAGGATGCCGGTGGAATCCCCCCGGGTTTCCCAAGAATCCACAAGACTCTCAGGATCCCCGGAGGGTTTCCACTATTCTATGATCGCACCATACCAGCAAACAACCGTACACCGACGATTGCAGGCAAGTAACGCCCCAACGTATCCGCCGGGATGGTAATACAATCCGTTCAAGAATCCAGAGGGTATCCCCTGCAATCCATCCAGTGAATGTATCATTGATCCATTCCGTGCGTCAACGTATGTAACGTCACAACACCCCACCGATAATCTTATCATGATTCGGTGAAGATTCCGGGGATCATCCGTTCGTGCCCATGATCCGACCAATCGCGTTGAGCCTAAGGATTCACGATGAATCCCGATAGGTTTGATTGAATGTAAGGATACCCCTACAGCCAATCATGGCCTACCAGCCGAACCGCAATCGGACGGGAACCTACTTGGAATCCGCCCGCAATCCTCCCGATGATGAGAGAATCGGCGTGCCTTAGCCTATCCAGTGCCCACATAGTGGGGTTTCCGGCCCGATGGTATTACGATCGGGAAATCCCGTAGGATAGACGAAGCATGATGCTACTTGTCGCACAATCTGTAACGTGAATGATGGTATCCGATCGGAAGCCGCTCGGGAATGCGAACGGAATCGGGGTGTCAACCGATAAGGTGCGGCATGATCTCCGCAATCTCAACGGTTTTCCTGCCCTTTCCGGACGCCGTGGCGACAATGCACAAGATGCGGCGGAGATTCCGTGCATCTTCCGAAGTCGCGGCAACGGAAACCGGGGAGGGAGTATCAGTGGTGTCGGGAACGGGAACGGACGGGGCTTCGGCCATGGGGATATCCTCGACAATGTTCGGACGATCCGTGAAGAATCCACGGTCCTGCGCCCACGTCAACGACTTTCCATTGACGGACTTCGAGTACCAAGCACCGAGCCCGGGCGACCAACGGAAACCGTGGGCCTTCAGGCCGGAACACACCGACTTTCCGGGCTTGGCGGCGAACCGCACAACAAACCCGGGCTTGCCGGAGAGGGTGGTACCTTCGGTGATCGAGAAGTTGCTCATAGGATTCTCTCAGTTCTCTTGCGTTGAGCAAGAAAGGGGGAAAAGAATCCCGAACGGCACCCGATCGGACACCATCATTCGGTCACAGATTGTCAAGGAACCTTCGGACCATCCCCGAAGGGAAGTATCCTGCAGGACCATACAGGTCCACTGATAATGTTCTACGTTCGGTCAATGCTGCCCTAGCACCTTTCGGTGGTCGGGAGCGAGGGTATCAGTCGATTCCAAGCTCGTCCTTTAGACGATCCCGGGTGTACCGAAGCTCGTCAAAGTTGTCGGGATTCTCAGGATCCGCAAGGATCTCCTCAATGTCCGCAAGGTACTGGAGTTGGATCTCCCGAAGGATCTCCGCATTCGTTTGCTTGTCCATAGGAAACTCCGAGAAAGGGTGGTGTGATTCGTGTTAGTTGTCCCCGGTGGGACACCAATCATGTTCCGGGGTGGCCAAAGTCTGCCCATCGTCCATCTTGGACGGTCCTTGTTCGGTTATATGGATGTCATGGATCTGACGGGGGGTACCGGGGGGTTTGGTTCCCGAGCGGTAGCGAGGGTACCCCTTTCAAATTCCTGCCCCATTTTTTAGGACACCCTATGTCTCTGTAAGAATATTCAATCCAAACCCCAGGCTACCCAATCCGGACACCCCGTGGATACCCAAAGGATGCCATGGAATCCGGACAGACCTTGGATCCTTGTGGTTATTCACAGGGTACCCATTCCGGACATCCTTAGGATCCACAGGGGATCCCTGGGGATCTTTGTATTATCTATTAATTATTAATACAAGTATAATATACAAGCATATCCCTAGGGATCCTTGGATCCTTAGGATCCCAAGGGATCCATAGTATACCCATAGACCATAGGATCCAAGGATAACCATAGTATATACACATACATGTATACCCACCTTACAGAGGGTACTTTGTTTTTCTAAAGCCCTAGGGAACCGCTAAGTCCCCTAGGATCATGGGTTTATCTATTCTGTAGGAAGTCCAGCAATCTCTGGCCATCCGCCTTTGTATCCCCAAGCTGGCCCTGCACATCCCTTGGATCCCTGGAGGGACCGGGGGATTGCACAGCATCAACCTTAGGAGCAAACACACTGTCATAAACAGAGCTACCCATCCCTTGGCGACGTGTCCGCCTGGCATGGGGGTAGGGCTCTCTTTGGACATTATCCAAGAACTCTTGGACACCAACCGCCATCTCAGAGTCAAAGTGATCCTCGACCATCCGAACCGGCAATGCCGTGAATCCTCGATTCACAAAGGAATCAAAGAACGTAAGCTGGGCCAGTCCAGAGGCCATCTGTGAGTAATCCCCATCGGCTACCGCCTGGGGCATGCTCTCGATCGTCTTGAACATCTGGGATGCCTTGCCCGTGGTCATGGTCTGGAAGGGAACACCGAAGGTCACAAAGGCCCCCTCGTTCCCCGCCACCGTGTTCAACACACCGGCCACGGGAGACTGGGCTGCACCCAAGAACGGTACCCTGCTGATTGCCAGCATGAACATACCTTCCGGGTCATCCTCGATCTGCTGCATGATGTCCTCAACCTCCCTACCCGCCGCATACTCCCTCAGGATGCCCGTGAACAATTCGGCCATACCCAGGAGAACAATGGTCTGGAACAAGAAGTTAACCGGGCTTCTCTTGAATACCGTACGGCCACGGTTGATTGCAAAGGACCGAGAGAATCCAAGCAGGGAGTTCCACAACCTACCGAACGGTGTCCGGCTGGAGGGGTCAGTGATCTTGGCCATGTTCATCGCCTCGGAGATATCCTCCTCGATGACCCTTTGTTCAATGGCACTGATGTACTTAGCCACGGCATCCTCGTATACCTCGGGGTTGATCCCCACGGTACCGTCTTGCAGATCCCAATACTTGTTCTGGAGATCCATTGGATTGAACTGGGTGGGCATGTCCTTCAAGCCCCATTCCAGGGCCTTGGCCATCTGTGGATCAGTAATACCGTACTCGACAAACATCACGGCTACTTCCCAATCCCGTCCACTGAATCCATTCTTCCTTGCGATGTCCTTGAACCTCTTGGATAGCTGGGCCTCGGCCTTGGCCGTCCCCGCATTCTTAAGCTCCGTCAATTCATCGGATGCCGCATTCCATGCAACCAAGAAGTCATACAGACGGTTCCCCTTGGGACCGACAATGAACTTCCTGGTCTTTACCTTCTGTCTGATCAGGGCAGCCACTCGGTTAGAGTTGGTTACCTGAGCCAGAGAACCAACATCCATCAGGACATTACCAACACCGTGTGCCACCTTGGACAACGTGGAGTTGTTGGCATCCTTGCCTGCTCTGCCAGATCTAACGACTCTGTTCCAATAGTTGGCAGAGACATCCAGATCATAGCTGGCCTCAGACAAGAACCGGGATCCCTGGTGTCTGGCCAAAGCTTCGTTGTAGAAGATCGTACCAGCCAGATCATCGGCACCCTTGCGGCCACGCTTGTCACCAAGAATGTTCCGAACAAGGTTCACAATGTCTCCCATCATCCTGGGAATATTCAGGCCGTTCTTCTTTGCGATAATCGGAACGGTTTCCGGAATAGCAGCCATACCGAATCCCGCAGACGAAGACCGAAGCATCAGATCCAGCGTGGACTCAACCAGCCCCTCCTTCTCAGAGGTAACCGGACGAATCATTCCCGAGTTGTCGGCATACATCTCACGGATCCGTCTAAGACCCATGTCAATATCCGTCAACAGTTCCTTGTACTCGGTGTCATTAATGACATCCTCCTGCAATAGACCCTCGGCATTCTTCTTGAGCTTACGGTCTGCCGCATCGAGGTAATCCCGAATACGAACACCCGTGACTCCAAGCATTCTGTCCAGGTCCTGCTGTACAAGTAATTCAAACAAGGTACTCTTACCCCACGTGTCATACACACGGGTGGGGCTGGCCTCAAAGATTCTGGACAGAACCTCAGAGCCCATTACCTCCTGGGGTGAGAGATTGGTGTAGTGAAACCCAAAGGTCCTGGCTCCTTCGGTGGCACCACGGCGTCTCCACCGTGGATCAAACCGAGAGTACACAAGGGTCTCATTGGCCCCATCAATCTTCTTGTCGTACGGAGGTCTACCCAGCTTGAAGTCAAGCATGTCATTCATGCCCGCATGGTGTACGGACTTCATGCCATTCAAGGCTGTCTTGGCCTCGGGAATATAATGCTTGTGGTTCTTGGGATCCAAGCTTTCCATGTACTTCTTCAGATCCGAGTCAGACAGTTGAGACTTCTTTGTCGGCTTCTGGTACAGAACAACCTTGTCGCCATCTTGGACGGCGAACCAATCCCAACCGGCCTCACCAAACTTCTCCTCGATCTTGTCCGCAGAACGACTGGCGTAGTGCTTGGACTCGAAGGTTCCCAAGACTTTCAGCTTGCTGAGAGACTCGGCATCAAGGTTGGTTGTACCAGGGGCCATCATCACACGATGATCCATGCCCGGAGTCGGGTCCTGGGGAGGACGAATGAATCCAATAGCGGACATCGTGGCGTGGTCAAGGTCTTCCCCTGCCTTCAGGGATTCAGTACGGACACGGACCATCTCATCAATCACGGTCTTGAAGTTGGGCTCTTTGCTCAGCTTCTCGGGATTAATGACCATGGGGAAATAAGACTCCCGTCTTACCTGCTCCAACAGATCCGCGTCATCGTGCTTGGCCGTCTTACGGTGACCCGTGACCAACTCAAGCTCAGCCAACATCGTGTTAAACCGAACCATCTCCACTCGAAGATTCACCATCTCCTTGTGGACCTTCTCGGCAACCTTGTCACCGACAATGGCCCTGATCTCATCCAGTGTCACATCCCGTCCCTCGACGGTGTGTGTCTTCCGCAACAGGTTATCAAGCTCCCCAAGCTTCTGGGGGTTCAAACCAATCAGACGGTTCACCTTCATGTGAGCAAAGGCAATCCGACCGGTGGCTCGCTTGGCCTGGTTACTGCGGGTGGCCCACGAAGCGATTCCGTGCTGGCCCGGCGGTACAAGCTGGCCCGTCATAAGACGACCAGAGTCCGCCCAGTTAACCAGACGACGCATGATGTTACTTGTGGATCCCATCAGTACGTCCGCCTGTGTACGGCGGTACACCGTGGCATGGGCTACGCTGGACATAAACTTACGCCAGAACCCGTCCTTCTCAAAGGTGGCGCCACCGAAGATCTTACCCACCGCACTGAGAGAACGGCTAAGGTACGTCATGTCCTGCTCGGCTTCCTCCATCCTTTCCTCAAGCATATCCCGAAGGATCTCTCGGTTGGTCGGAGGTTCCTTGGTACGGTACTTGTCTCGCAGCTTGACAAAGTCAAACTCATCGACCTTGTACGGTACCCTGAAGTTGGCCTCGGGTCCAATGGTGTCACTGGCAATCTTGGCAGCATTGTCCAGCATCGTGTCAATGGTCATTGGCTCATAGCCCGGCTTGGTCTTGTTGGCCTCGTTCTTGGCCACCTGCTTACGGAAGGCATCCCAGAATGTATCTCTGGCCTTCGGTCCATAGGTCTGTACGTTATTAAACATGACCTCCTGGGCCTGCAGCAAGACATACAGGAAAGCCTCCTGCAGATCCGACTGGCGGACCTTGCCGCTATTCATAATGGCAGCCAGAACCTCGGGGTCTGTGCCAATGAACCTGAGGTAATCCTTGGCGGCAAGAATGCCGTGGGTGATCTCCTCACGCGGTGTCAACTCAGTCACCGGTCTCTCAACTCCCCGCTTGGGACGGTTAGCCTTCTGAGATTCCGGGGTGATTTCGTGCAGGCCCTTTCTGCCCTCAGGCAGTTCAATGGGCTTGGCCGGGGCAACCTCTACGGCAGGCATGGCCTGCTCAAGGCTGAGCATGTAGGTACGGTTGGGCGTGTTGACCAGGACCGCATCATAATCAAGCTTCTCGAATTCTCTAAGCAGTCTTTTAATTGTCCTGGCCGAAGACAAGCTCTTTACCCGGAGACGAAGCCTGGCGATATCCTCGTCCGGCAGGAACTCAGACAAAGCACCAAGCATCGTCTCGACAATGTTGGCTTTGTCCTGCCCAGCCGTGGGCTGTAGTTGTAGGACTTCCTTGGGCTCCTCCACCTTGGTAAGCTGGGTATCCTTGCCATAGAAATCGCGGGCCTCAAGCTCCCCTTCGATTACGGGCTCTAGGATCCCGTCTGCGGCCTTCCAAGGTCCGGAGGTGTCACCCTCCACCAGATCCGCAGAAACGTCTGAGACGGGCTCTACGGGCTCCTGTAGGGCAGCTAGGTCCTCGTCCATCTCAAGGTCATCCACAACCACCTGTCCTGGGGTCTCATCCGGCGTAGGCTCAACCTCAACCGGCTTGGGATCTTCCACATTCTTGAAGGCCTCGTAGTGTTCCTTGATGGACACAATGGGATCATCGGCCCACGAGTCAATCAGCTTAGCCAGATCAGAGGGCTTGGCCTTGGTACCACGGATCTTATTCATCCGCTTGGTCCAAGCAGAGCCAAGAGCCTTCATCTCTTTACTGCCCTTTGCCGGTACCTCGACGCCACGACGCATCGCCTCAAGCTCGCCATTAGTGGCCTCAGGGTTATCCCTAAGCAGCCTGAGGGTGGTCACGTCGTCCTGTGTCAGACCAAACATCTCTGGGTTGTTGGCCATCTCAGCAATCAGGTCGAACCTTTGCTGGCCAGAGAACACAACCTCCATGGGCTTTTCGTCGGATACCCTGGTAATTGTCTCATCACCAATAACATCCATGGTCTCCTCGATTACATCCAGGGAACCAAGCCTGCCTTTGTATGTGGCCTTGCGGTACTCGTTCTGTACTTCGCCCTTCACGATCTTCCCTAGATTCTGCATGACCTGTTTCCGAGTGGTGTACTCGGACATGGGCCGCTGCCAAGCCGGGGGAAGCTCGTCGGTGGTCTCCGTGGCCATCCGGGTGTAGACCTTCATAAAGGCATCGTACACGGCGTCCTCTACGTTACCAGAGGGAATACCCCACCCCGACTTAGCAGACTTGGCCATGAGCGTGATCTCTTTAATCAGAGTATCAACATTGTTACCAGCCTTTAGGACATCGGGCAGCCACTCGTGAAACCCAAGGTCCGGGACGGACTTGGCCATTTCGACCATGTTACCAATGCTGTCTTCGACCTTGGCACTGGAGACAACCTGGACATCGCCATAGAAATCTCTAGTAACCTTCTGGTTGATGATAGCCTGGATTACCGACTCCTCCTTGTGGGACTTGCCCCCAAGGATAAACCGACGCTTAATGGTGGACCGGTACTTGTCCATCATCTCGCCAATCTGCTCGGCAATCTCCTCGATCGGATGGACCTGCTTGCCCTCTGTGACGGCCAGCCAAGCCCGCAGTGCCAGGTTCTCCAGATCAGTAGCCTGTCGAAGTGACACACGAGGAAGCACAAACAGCTTCAGTGTACCTTTGGCTCCCTTG